ACCGTTACGAGCGTTTGGATCTAGCATTTTACGCACAAACGGAATGATCGACTCTTGCGTCGTAATCACTGTCCCATCTTTGAACGTGAAGCGCCAAAATTTAGCCGTGTCAGCGGTCATAAACCCCTGAATCGTGCTATAATCAGCGAAATCGTAGAACATGAGCGTACCAGTAATCTGACCGCCACCAAAAATCTGTCCGTCTGTAGTTTCGTTTTTAATGTTTTCGGGTTCAACCGTGCTGTCAGCGGCTATTTTTCCCGTAATTGCAGTAAACGAACCGCCAACCGTGTCACCGTAGCTTACTGAATCTAATCCTGAAAATGTTTTTGCCATTGTTATTCCTCGTTAGTAGTGTTAGTAGTAGTTTCTTTTTTCTCGACCAGCTCAAAGTAGTCTTTTAATCGACCCTCGTTTACTAGCTTCGCATTGATCAACGGTATAGATGTAGACTCATTGACCGTTTTCTTGCTCGTTGTCTCAGACACCTGATAAACAGTGCCGTCTGTCAATACAGCATTTTCACCATCTACAGACACGGCAATCTTATTTCCAAATTTCTTATTGCGTTCGCCTTCTCGTTTAATAACTAGCTTGACCTTATCGCCTGTAACGTACATCGTTTTTACTTTTTTAGTTGATAGCAATAGGGAAGAGTTGCCCCTTCCCTTATTACTAAATTGATACTTACGTTAAGCAATCAAAGATGATACCACCGCAAGCGTTATCAACAACCTTCACATCGAAGTATGCAGAAACCTTTGCTTCATACGACTCAATGTCCTCATTGTATCGAGTCAATACGCCCAAGAATGGTTTGCGCGGATTGCTCCAAGTGAACGTAGTTGAAAGAGTTTCTTTGTTTCGTGTGATGCGAGGATCAACGTAAAATAAGCCAACGTTATCACCAGTCCATAGATAGTCATACGATTCCGCTTGACCTGCATTTGCCGTATCTTGTAGCGTGTTAGGCACAATCACATTAGTGATACCCGCCTCGCTAAAGTACTGAGCTAATAGCTGCGTTGTTGGAACGTTGCCATTTGTGTATTTCAGTCGTTCGCCAATCTCATTGTTTGGATCTCCCTGCAAGCTAGATAAGACTTGATTAGTCAATACCATCGTATTAGGACGATGCCCGCAACGCTTATAGATCGTATCTGATAGGGCCTTTGTATCGTTAAAGATTTCGCCCCCCGCAGCATCCCATTTAGTTGAAGGTGTTTGAACGGCCGAAGCACCGTAAATAGCTTCAAAGCCAGCTTGATCAGATGCCCAAAAAGTACTATTGACTTTTTTCTCATGCGAAAACTGAACTTCAGCTAAGGCTTCTTTAGCTGCATTATCAAGCTCTTGAAACAACTCGCGATAAGCCTGACCTTCAACAAGTTCCAAGGGAACCTCTTTTATGATCGAATGATCTTTAGTTAGATAGGGCTCCATTTCGCCATCGGAAGTTCCCGTACGTGCTACCTTTTGTCCAGGCGCTCGTTCGATGTCAACTTGACCGATACGTTGCCTATCTCTTTTGAAGAAAAGACCGTTAATATCGTTGCCCGGTACAATAGGTGCTATCCTAGTTCCAGCTCCTGTTTCTCCTAATCCACGCTTAATTGACATCGCTGTCAAAGGTCGATTAAGTACAAATTGTGATGTGTTTGTGTTAGCCATGTTACCTTTGTTTTAGCTAGTTAATATTCAATTAAGCGAATGTTCCATTGATAAGATCAGATACACGTACCTGAACAATATCACCATCAGCCGCAGGAGCTTCTCGCAAAATAGCCGCCTGTTCTTCGCCTGTGGTTCCCGTTAAAAGCCCACCTGACGTATCAGCCATTACATAATCGTTAGCAGCCAATGACCCCGCTGTGGTTACTTTACACGGTACAATACCGTCAATTACGATACGGGCTTGTTCGCCAACACCGTACTGATCAATTACAACTCCCGCAACCTTGTCTCCATTAGCGGCTGGATAAGCAGCCTTGCCATCGGAATCAATTACAACAGCGGTATATGGTGCAAGATCTTCTGCCGCTTCGGCAGAGAAATCGTTATTTATTTGATGAATGAGATTTGATAATGCCATATTTATTTACCTGTCTGTTTTAGTGAATTACGGTTTTCTTCGCAGTTTCATCTTCGGCTAATTTTTCCGAAGCTAATGCATAAGCCTCAATGGTATCCATTGAAGGATTATCTTTGGTAAGCTTAGCTACAATAGATTCAAGCTTGTCTTCATAGCTCTGTTCGCCTGAATCGAACGAAGCGCGTGAAGTGCTACTACCAATTCCAGCCATACCCTCTTCAATGCCATTTACTTTGACGTAATTTGACATATCAGCTTTGATACGTGGCTTCTTGTCGTCGCTTGCCTCAATGTATTCAAGCGCTCTAGCTTTAAGCTCTTTCGCGTGATCGTCGGAAAGTGCAACTCCCTCTTCTTCAAGAGTTGACGCAACAACCTTCTCAGCTTCGTACTCTTTGCTTTGTTGAGCTAATTGGTCGTATTCAGCCTTAATCTGATCAAATTCAGCAAGCTTAGCTTGTGCATCAGAGAGACTAGCTTCAACATCGTTAAGTTTATCAGCCTTTGACTGCAACTCATTGATTTTAGCTAATACATCCGATGTCTGAACAGCAGTGTTACCATTTGCAGGATTAACACCTAGCTTAGACACAATAGCATTTGCATTTATATCCATAGTGTTGTTTGGTTTTTGGTTTTTTGGTTTATTCCCTGCAACAGCCGACACTAGCAAGCCATCAGGAACACGTTTATAGTTTAATTTGTCTTTGTCGTAAGCTGTGACAGATGCCGCTACACGCTCCTCTTTTTTCGCAGTAAACACTTCGTCAATGAATCCCATTTCAAGCGCCTTATCGGCACCCATCCATGTCTCCTTGTCTAGCATAGATTGCATGTCTGATTCAGCGATCCCTGTCTTATCCATGTAAGCCTGAACCATGCCTTGCTGAATAACTTCTAATTCATCGGCTGTTTTTCGCATTGCATTTTTATCACCATAAGCACCGGTATGAGCGTTATGAATCATTAGCTGAGCCGTTGATTCCATTGTAATTTTATCACATGCCATGATAAAAAATGACGCAGCACTAGCGGCAATACCAATAATTTTACAATCAACCTTACCTTCATACATTGCGATTGCGGCATGCATTGCAGATGCCTCAAAGAAGTCACCGCCTTTGCTAAATACACGAAGTTCTACATCGTCACCGTTTGCTGATTCAAGTTCATCAATTAGCTTTTGAGCCGATATAACACCCTTAGAATCTTCATCGTAATACTCTCCTATATACCCAAATAAATCAATCTTTTTCATGCACTTAAATCTACGTTTATACCTTCTATTTGTAATGTCACTTGCTTAGCGTCCATATTGCGTACTCTAAATAGATTTGCAACTTGAACCACTTCATACGATCTATCTAAACCCCCAATTGCAACGGTTTGGCCTGCCAATGCCTTAAGCACATTGAATATCATTGAATTGACAAAACGATTCGCCTGCTTAAGTTGCCTATCTTTGACAATGTTAGCCGCTACCATAACACGAATAGACAAATCTGTGTTAAACATCTCTCCCAGCGTATCAATACCCTCAAAGTTTTGATTGTCAACCGATACAAAGACCGATGGAACGCCTGCCTGAACTTTATTGTACAAGTCCATGACCATTGATTCGATCGTTGGCGAACCGTAATATCTTGACACGCTCCAATCTTGTATATCCCCTGTGTTGGCGGAAACAAGCTCGGCTGTAAACAACGCTTCTAAATCTGACTCTACAACTTCGCTGTAATCTTCAATCATACAAATCGACTTCTAAACATGGCACCGCCAAACTCTCTATTTGTACCAGAGCTTTGACCGATCTCAATCGTTGGCGAAACACCATCATCCTCAATTGTTCCACTAGTATCAATCTTTGCTATTGTAGCTTGTCCTTTTGAAACAGCCCTAAGCCAATTAATTTGATCATTGTATTGAGCTTGGATTTCAGGCGTAACAGCATTGCGACGACTATACAATAGATACTTAAGAATAACATAAATACACTGCCTAACTTCAGGTGGCGTAGTCCCGTCACTAGCTTGAACTGGCAAATCGTACCTAGTTCCGACATAGCTTTCAAAAATAGATTCCGCAGCTACCCCCTTTTGTTCTAAAATAGAGCTGTCCTTTGTTGAGCTATTTGCAACATCATCCGTTATCAATCCCTGTATCTGATCAGGTATCTCATCAATAAAATCCGTTAAGCTGATATAACGCAAATTTACGTCGGTTGCCATGTAGCTACATTTTGATAGATAATTTCACTTGCAAAATACGCTTATTATTAGAGCATAACAAACACTGATATATATCACTATAACAATTCTTATATTTAGCCAAACAATCATTCTTAATAACCTGCTATGCCTAGTTTTAAATCATTATTTTCTTCTTCTAAAAAAGTTGAAGCTGTAGAAGACCTTAGCCGTACTGAAAATAAGCAAGAACAAATAAACTCATCTCTTTACGAAGAAATGTTCCCCTCTGGTCTTTATCAGCGAATGTTTTCAACGGTTCAAGAATTTGACATGAATTTATTGGCTGATACGCTTGCAGGTGCTCAAGCAGGTCAAATTGGCAACTTATCAGAGTTTTACATTAATATCGAAGAATCTGACTCACGGCTATCAGGAATGATTAACTCAAGACGATCAGCAGTCACGAAAGCATCGTTTACATTATCAGCGCCCGAAAACCTGCCTAATAAAGATGAAATACTATCTTTTATTGAAAAAAACATTGAGTCACTAAAATGGAAGTTAATCCTAAAAAATATTATGGATGGAAAACTTCACGGCTCCGCTGTTTTTGAAAAGGTATGGCATAAAGCACCCGACGGACGTATTTGGCTTGATAAGGTTGTGCCATCCAATCTTCAATCGGTTAGGATGGATGTTGATTCAAGCTCAATGAATGACGTTGATAAGTTTGGGCAAATTTATTTAGATAGCATTTATCTAACTCCTGAACGTTTTAATCTGGCAAAAGGAACCGGCAATGGTCGCCTTTATGTAAATGATATTGACCCCCGAAAAGTTATCACAGCCGTCAATACTAATCGCAAAGGGTATTACGATATCGCAGGAATTATGAGACCTGTTGGACGTTGGTATGTCCTTAAAACCTTTGCTTCTCGCAGTTGGGCCCAATACGCTGAAACATTTGGATTCCCAATACCAACTGTTGAGGTTGATGAACAATACTTCAAAAAAAATAAAAACCTAATCAAAACACTTCTTCAATCGGTTGGTGTTAATCGCTTCGGTATCTTTTTTCCCGGCATGAAATACGACCTGCATAAACAAGCTGATCAAGCTAGTATTAGTGTGTTTGAAAATCTTATCCAACAAGCCAACACGGAAATGGCTATCGCTATTTTAGGGCAAAACCTTACATCGGAAGTCAATGGTGGATCTCAAGCCGCTGCGCGTACTCATTTTTCTGTGATGGAAAACCTGGTCGAAGATGATCTTGACTGGCTTGATGAAATCATCAACGATCAGATCATACCCGATATGGTCTCCCTAAACTTCCCTAATGTAGCAACACAAGATTATCCCAAGTACACGTCAATCATGAAGAAAAGCATTGACTTGCAAAAGTTTGCTTTAGGCGTAAAATCAATGTCGGGTATTGTGCCAATACCAACGGAATGGATTTATAAAGAATCGCAAATCCCAGCCCCCAATGAAAATCAAGAAACCGTAGGCGGGTTAAATACTGATCCTATGCTACAAGCTATAGATAGACGATTTTCATGAGTAATAAAAAAGTCATCAATGCAACGTTTCAATCAGCCTTAGGCGAAAAACAGATTGCTTCTAAGCTAGATAATGAAGTTGGACCGCGCGTTATTGGATTTATCAACGAACGTGTTCAATCAGGTGAATTTATCGGTGGCTCCTTAGCAAACAAAGGATATAGCGAAAACCCGCTACCTGTTTTCTATTTCGGAAAATCCCGATACAATAGCACTAACAAATCTATTGCCGTAAATCCCGAACGTGTAGCAAGCGTTGTTTTTAGCGATGAAGATGTCTTTTGGCGAACAGTTGAAGGTTCCTCAATGGCATTTTTGGAAGGTGGATACAAAGCGTTTCGAGAAGCTATAGGACGTGATACCGATAAAGTTGATTTAACGCTAAGCGGTGCCATGTTAAGAGGTATTACACATGAAGTATCTATACGCAATAGCGTTGAGCTAACCGTTGGTGTGACCAATGAGGCAAGAGACTACGCCAAGTTTGTAGACGCGCAACGTGAGTTTTTGGGCTTAACAAGACAAGAGCGTTGGCAAATTGCCCGAATGCTTGAAGAGTAATATTTAAAACGCTGTGGTGGCTAATCGACCACTTATAAAACCAGATACTCGTAAGGTTCCACTAGCACTTCTTGCCACGCACTTGATACGGCTGTTTGGTGGTACGATAATCAACTCATCTAAACGAACGGAAACCGTTGACGAACCTGTAGTTGATACAGATATCGGTGCCAGTTTTGGCTTGAATACTTTACCTTGCTCTTGAACCAGCAAGAGTGCATCCGCTACGCCTGCATTCTTTCTATTAATCGAGAATAACAGTTGCTCAACAACAAAGTAGTCCGTTGAGCTTGTCGCTGTCTCTAACTTCTCTGACTGATCAAAGTATTCAGCATCCACAATAAGCTGAACATCTGTAGCTACATTCGGAACACCAGCCGTGACATCGTTCGTCGTCATGAAATACACTTTGCTCCCGTCTGCAAGTGGTGTCCCATTATTGTTTCCGCCCCGTGTCGCAATATGAAGATTGGTCGGCAAGGCTACGGGATCGGTCCCGTTTAGCGTCACTGTCAAGCCCCCAACAAATGTCAAGTTACCGTTCCCGTCTATCGTGTGACCTTCGTAGCTTATTTCCTGGGTATTAGTTGCATCATCTGAGACGACCCAAGCAATGCCGTTCCCTGTAACATCGGCAAAGTTCCTTTGAGTGTTCGATGCAAATTGTGCTAACGTCGTCCAAGCAGTGTCCACCACAAACGCATTGAAACCAAACTTTGTCAGGTTTTTGTCTTTTCGGGTATAACTAGCAATATCCCCATAGGTCGCTCGAATCCGTTCAAGTGCTGCTGACCATTTGTCCTGAATATTAAAGACGGGTTTAACTGCCGTGCTGTTTTCGTATAGGTTTTGGTAGGACATAACTTAAAAGGGTTTTAGATGGAATATACTAATTATCCCATTCAGGTTTATAGGGTATAAGGCGGTGCCTACAATTCCAACCACCACAGTAATCAATTGCTGGTTGAGGTCCTGTATCGTTATAAGTGCTTTCCCATTCTTCGATAGATTTTATCTGTCCAACCATGCGCTTGCAAAAAGGTCTTGTTAATCCATCTAAGACACCGTAATACTTCATCGTGTTGATGACACCTTCTTTAGCCTGTTCTTTTCGTGCTATACGGTCAACGGCTGCAAGCTGAGTATTTGCAACAACCTTGGCGTAATTTGGTAGCACCCTGCCTTTCATCTGGAGCTTAAGCTTAAAATCGCTTAGACTTATACGCGTACCTGTATCAATATCACCTCTAACTTGGAGAAACAATTGCCTTATTTCTTCTTGACTCCAATCAACCCCCTCAGACATCTTAACACTTACAACATCAATCGCATTGATAATCCTGTTAATTCTTTTTGGCTGATCAATAACTAGATTCGCTAATCCTGCATCAATTACAAACTGATTGATCGTATCTAGTCTTTCGTCAAGCGTGTTAATCAGTTGTTGCCTTAGCTTGTCCGTTTCGTCAGAGGCTAAATAACTTTGAATCGTATCTTCAATTCGATTTAGTAATGCAATGTTATCCTGTTCAATCGTTAGTCGTCCAGCTTCATCGGCTATTAGTGCACCAGCTAATTCATCAACCAAGCTTTGTAGATTAGCGTCATAGCTTGACGTATCGCGCTTGATGAAGAGCTCGTACAAGTCCATTAGCTTTTCATCGTCACTAAATGCACTATCTATTTTATCAGCAATCTTTGACACTATAAGCCTCTCATTAAATCAGGATCAACAAACAATTCATCGAGCTTAACATCTTTGTTGAAGTTACTAAAAGCCATGATAAACGCATCAGCTAAGTTTGGGGATGATATGCCACGTTTAGACATTTTGTCTTTTGATTCTACTTTTACCCTTCCGTTAGCGTCGTAATCAATTCGAGGTGTGCTTAGCTCGGTTATTAGTTGCTCAATATGGTCACATTCAGAAGATATAGATATTAAATTATTCGGATCGTAGTCATTGCCATTGACTGCGTTATATGTGTTACGCATACGATCAGCAACACTCCACCATGCTTGAGCCTTTACATTTGAAAAATGATCTTTGTTTTTAATCCCTGTATTGCCATAATAAAGATCAGGCTCTATAACTTTGCCCCCTGCGTTGAACGGTGCATATTTAACCTTATCCATTGAGTTTTCATTAAGCTCTTGAAACTTTGAACCACACCCAGCACCAACACCAATACTATCATAGTTAATTAATGCTTTTTTGGATAAAGCTAAATGATAAACCCGTTTGCAACTTTTCATTAGCTCATGTTCCTCAGCGCCCCACTCTTGAATGTCTAAACAAATTGCACCATGTTTGTGTATC